TCATATCGGTTTCTCCAAAATTTTACATTCCATGAAACAATAACATACAAAACAGGCTATACCAACTTCAATTTCTTCAATACAGGTTCCATCTATATTGGAATTTCTTATTGTACTCAAAATATCTTCTTTTACCTTATCAACTAAATAATCTGAATTTTCCTGCACTTTTTCAATGTCATCTCTTTCAGTGTCTTTTAGGCTAAGTAAGAGTTCTCCTTTTTCCTTTAAGTACCACATATGTACACACTTTAGAATTCTAGCTTTGCTCCCCAAATTAGAATTATCATATACATTTAACATATTATCACAATGCGTGTAATACGCTGAAAACTCCTTGATAATATATTTATATTTAATTATGCGATTATATTCTAACTTTTCATCGGGTTTAAACTCTGTCAAAGCATCTGCTGAATCTGGTATATCTAAATCGGCACATGAAGAACCAAGAGATTTTACAATTATCGAAATTAATGATGGGATTTTTTTCGTTTCATTAAGTGTCACATAAATATTGCCGGCATTATTTCCTACCATTACACCTTGGTTAGTGCCACTATTATCAATTTCCATCTTATCATTTCTTGCCATTGCTCATTTCTCCTGCGTTTATGCCACTCATTATACCACTATTAGTGCCAGTATTTTTAATATCAATCTTACCCTTATTGTTTATGTTACGATTCTTTTCTTCTTTAATTTCCTTAAGAATATCTCTTGCCTCATTTTTAGCTCTAATTGCAAGGACTGTTGATACCACCGTAGCACATGTTCCTATTACTGTTAAAATCAGCATTATACTATCCATATCCCCCGCTCCTCTCACAAATCTTAGGTAAATAATACCACGTTTCTGTTAAATAGTCCATCGACAATACGACAGTTATTCCTACAACATTACAGACTCACAGGGCTGGATTTTTATCTATACCAACCCTGTTTCTCACTCTCTATTCCACTCTATACTCAATCTCCGTCCCATCCTGGAACACCACCACCAGCATCCCTTCCTCATACACTTTGATGTGGTCTAATACCCGGAGCATCAAATCCGTGTCCAGTTCCTCTATCGGCTGTGCGTTTTCCGTCCATTCCAAAAATTTCTTAGCCCTATACCTTGCCAGCAAATCATCTCCCTTCATGGCTTCTTCCCACTCCGGCACTGCCTGCTCCCGGTTCTCCAGCAGGGCATTCCAAGCCTGTATAAACACTTTCCGCAGCGTAGCTTCTTCCACATGACGGTTGCTGCACCCCATCACGCCTTTTACCTTATACCGCTCACTGCACTGCCACACCCTGCGGATATCTCCGTTCCGGCTCTGCCAGCCCTTTCGTGCAAATACCCTATTACAGTTTCCACACACAATCCTGGATGCAAACGGATTCTGCTCGGTGTAATGGGAATAAGAATTGGTATCGTGGTCTTCCATATACTTCTTTCGTCTCGCCATCTCCAACTGTACGCATTCCCAAATCCACGATTCTATAATTGGCTCATGGTCATCCTCGATATAGAACTTTTGAATCTCCCCTTGGTTGACCGCCCGTTTCTTCGTCAGGAAATCCGTGGTATAACTTTTTTGCAAAATGGCGTCACCCTTGTATTTCTCATTCTCCAGCATACTCTGCAGGGTCGAGGCCTGCCACTTGGTACTGCCATTCCATGTCTGTACTCCTTCCCGTTCAAAAATCCGCTTGATATAATCCACGGTCTTGCCAGAAAGATATTCCTCAAACAACCGCACCACAATCTTCGCCTGTTTCCTATTGATAATGAGCGTTCCGTCCTCGTCCGTGTCATATCCAAGGAACCGCTTGGTGCTCATTTTATGCTGTCCTACTTCAAACCGCCTGCGGATACCCCAGGTGGAGTTCTCGGAGATGGAACGGCTCTCATCCTGTGCCAGTGAGGAAAGTATGGTGAGCAGCACCTCCCCTTTGGCGTCTAATGTGTTGATTGCTTCCTTTTCGAATATAATCCCAATCCCAAGTTCTTTCAGTTCCCTCACATAATTCAAACAGTCCAGAGTATTTCTTGCAAATCTTGAAATGGACTTGGTGATGATCATATCAATCTTCCTGGCATGGCAATCCGCAATCATCCGCTTAAACTCATCCCGCTTCTTCGTGTTCGTAGCTGAAATGCCCTCGTCAGCATAAATGCCTGCAAATTCATACAACGGATTGTCATTGATATAATCAGTATAATATCGCACCTGGTTCTCATAGCTTAATAACTGTTCTTCTTGGTCTGTTGATACCCTGCAGTATGCCGCCATCCTCTGTTTCTGAACCTCTGCCCTCCGTCCGTCCTCCTCTGTCCCATTCTGCCTTGCTGGTATAACAGTAATATTTCTTGCCATTCCTTTCAACCTCCTCAACCACCGTTGGCTCCGTGATTCCCCGCTTCTTTACCTGCTCATCCGCCACCCGGATTCCTTTGCATTTAGCGACTCCCTTATCCATACGGGTGCCGCAAACCCAGGTTATGGTTCCTTTGTATTCAGTGTGCCTGCGGAGGTTCTTTCCGCATAAAGGGCAGACCAGCATCCCTGACAACGGGTCTTTCGTCCGCTTCTGCCCCCTGTCATTCCTCCGGTACCGCCCTTTGACTTCCTCCTGTGCCTGTTCCCATAACTCCCGGCTGACAATCGCCGGATGGTTATCCTCTACATAATAACTTTGGACTGCGCCGTCATTCTTTATGGTCTTGCCCCTCTTTCCAGGCGGTGTGTAGGTTTTCTGTAGATGGCAGTCTCCTTTGTACTTCTCATTGGATACCATCTGCCGAATAGTGCCATCATGCCAATCTCCTCCCATAACTGTCTCAGCACCTAGAAAATTCAGAAGATTGGCAATCCGGCTGCTCCCTACCCCCTGGACGGTTAATCCGAACACCAGCCGCACCACGGCGGCTTCCTTTTGGTTGATTGCCAGCCCACCGTTTTCTGCTTTGCCATAGCCTAAGAACCGGGCGGTATTGACCTGTGCTTCTCCTCTTTCAAACTTCTTTCGGATGCTCCATTTATTGTTTTCGCTGGCGCTCCGGCTTTCCTCCTGTGCAAAGGAAGCGAGGACGGCAAGCATCATCTCACCATCCCCGGAAAGGGTGTTGATATTCTGCTCCTCGAAAAAAATACCGACACCCAGTTCTTTCAGCTCCCTTGCGAACTTAAGAACGGTGACGGTATTCCTTGCGAACCTCGATATGGATTTTGTAATTATTAAATCAAGTTTTCCTGCCCTTGCCGCATCCAGCATTTTCTGGAACTGCGGACGGCTTTCACAGTAGCCGGAGATGCCCTGATCAGCGTACACACCAGCAAACTCATACTCTGGATTTCCCCGGATGAGACGCTCATAAGATGCCGTCTGGTTTTCCAGGGATTCTTCCTGCTTCTGGTTGTCCGTGGATACTCTGGCATAAGCACAGACACGCTTCTTTTTCTGTTTCACTTCCTGCATTGGTTCCATAATCCGTATCTTCATGCCCTGCCTCCTTCCCCGAAATACTCCTGCCGGAATTGCCTAATCACATCATACTGCCCTTGTGCATCCTCGCTGTCATCCACACAGATGACTGGAACGCTGTGTTTTTCACAAAGCTCCATGAATCCGACAAACTGCTGCCAGTCACGGGCTATGGTTGTCGCTTTTATCGTGGCAACCGTATCTATCTTTCCAGACTCAATTTCTGCCTTTAGCCTGATAAATTGTTCCCTGCCCGGATTCACCCCGGAAGCAATCTCATAAAATACTTTCATATCCCAGTTTTTTTCTCCGAACCGTTTATTCAGCAGTTCCTCTGCAATGGGCAGATATTGTGAGTAATTCCTTCTGGTATAATTCATCCTTGCATAAAATCCCACTCTGTTGATTCTTCCTGAAACCACCATTTTATTAGCACTCCTTTCGTTTTTTGGTAGTCTATTAATCACTCTGAATGCCCTATAAGTCAAGCAATGAAACGGTTTCCACTCCCTCTGTTTCCGTTCTGCGGAAACTTATTTCAGAGGATCAAAAAGAAGAACCCGGTAGGTTTTCCCACCAGGCAAATCATAACTTTTCGCTAAACTCTTGTGGCATAATCCAGCGAAATCCACCCATCCCGTTTTTTCTGGTAGGATTTCAGCAGTCCCCACTTGGAAGCACCAACTCCCTGCGTCTCTTCCACAATAGTAAACACGCCGATTCCTGTGAATTCCCCTGTCCTTGCATAATCCATTCCCGGACCTTTCCTGATATTCAAATCCGGGATACTCACCTTCACCATGTAGGAAGATGCCGCTTGCAGTTTTTCCATGAACTGCACATATTCTTTCCCCGTGGTCAAATAAAGCCCCGATTTCAGCTTATACCAGTTTCCGTCTGCGCTGATGCCCACCACGGTATAAATGCCATCGAAAATCACCTGATCTACGTTATCTCCCATACAAGGAGCCTTCCGTACATTCAGACCATCCCTGCCCTTATAAAACACCTTTGCATACCCGGACAACGGCTTGATAGGCTGATTACCGCCATCCTCTATACTCCCCTCTCCGCTGTCCCCAGTTATATTCTTCAAAATAGTAAGAATCTTCCCGCCATATCCGGCTCCTGCCGCCCAGCCCTTTCCCTGCGGATTCTCCTGAATTCCAAGCCATTCCACATAAGGCGCAGAACCTCTGACCACATATCTAAAACGTGGGTCAATGTTCTCATTTACCAGTCCGTCTGTGCCTGCATAGGCTTTCAGATGCTGTATCTGCGCCCGGATGCCAAGCTGTACCGTGTCAAAGGAATTCCCTTTCATCCCATTGTCCGTCACACCCATCCCACAAAAATTGTTCTGCTCCAGTGTTACAGCCGAACCGGGAAAGCTAAAGTTCCCTGTTTCCAGACAGGACTGTGCAAAGGCAATATCCCCTCTCACACTTTCTGCCTCGCCTTCCGACAGATAAAGCGGAAGCATGTTCAATACAGACTGTGCCACCACTTCATTCTTTGACTTGATATAAGCTTTCATCTGCTCCAGATTTGCTGCTGCTTTTCCCATGATTTTGGTATAACCCACGGTATCCTCCCCGGCACTCCCACCGGACTGAATCTGTCTCTTTAATTCCTCCCACATCCCTTTTGCCCGGATTTGGGAGGGGCAGTTCTTGGCGCATACATCATAGTGCTGCAACACCCGGTCGGCCGGAATCCTTGTCTCTGCCATCAACTGCCTTACAAACTCCACCGTATTGGCAAAAGCACGGTTGAAATCATATCCGGCCTGCACACACATCTCCACGCCAATGGAATTCTTGTTATTGACCGTCCCAAACAGCCGTCCTCCATAATTCACGCCCACATGCCAGCAGCCCCGGCTATGCGGTGCCGCCTGATACACCGTGTCCCCATCATCTACATAATAGTGGGCGGACATCCCATCAAAGTTCCCATTGCACTGCGCCCTTGCATGGGCACTGGCATCCGCCCCGGCATGAAAATTATCCGTGTTATGCACCACGATATACTGCGGATTGTTAGCGTCGTAGGTATTGTTGTCTGACACATAATCCCTATTTATCTGCATCTGATTTTTCCTCCTTCAACTGTTCCAAAACGCTCCTCAACTTCTCCGGGATGGGAAGCCCAATCCTGCCCACATTCTCCAGAATGGAAATCCCCTCATTGGACAGGTAGAAGAAAACCACCGCTGTCCGAAGCACGCTGCCATTCTGAATGATATAGGTGTCGATGATATTCCCCACCGCCACCAGACAGAAGATAACCACTTTCTTAAAAATCCCCCGGAAGCCCACACCGCTGGACAGCTTCTTCTCCAATCCTGCCGCCATCAGCCCGGTTATATAATCCACCACTACAAAGGCAATCAAGGCATACAGCATCCCGTCCAGCCCTCCAACAAACCAGCCAAAGAACCCGCCGACCGCCGCAAATGCACACTGTACCAAATTCACAAACTCCTTCATTTTATTCCCTCGCTTTCGCTTTTTTCTATAGAAAAAGCAGCAATCCGCTTTGGACTGCCGCCAATTCCTGATTCCATATGCTTTTATTCCCTGCCTCTATGTCACGGCAGTTTCCTCTGTCAGCGTGTACGTTATCTTCATCGTCTTGTCTACCGTCTTCACCACCGCCGAAGACAGGTTGTTGATGGATGCCAGATATGGTGTCAGCAGATACATGGTCCGGTACTCACTCCCATAGCTGCCTCCCCACCCCAAAAGGAAGTTCTTATATTGGAACAGAGGTGTTGCCGCATCATTCAGCCGAAAGCTCCCTTGCGTGTGAATAATGCTGTCTGTGACAGTTACCTGAAAATCCCCTCCAATGATCAAATCCCCGACAAGTGTCATATAGACCTCACAAGTTCCAGTCTCACACAATGGCTTCCATTTGGAAGTAAAACCGAATTCTATCAGCGTCACATCTGAGGAATTGGCAAGATTGATTTTATAAATCCCTCTCTTATTGTAGGCCGGCACATACAGATAACCGTTTCTGACACAGCATTTCAGCACCCGCTCTGGAAAGGAGCTGCTTTCATCCCGGTTTCCCACATCCATCAGCTTTGCATTGGAAAGCGTCCACTCCCCTTCCGTCATGGAATAATCCGTTTTAGAAATTTTTACCCACACCATCGTTGCGTTTCCTGTAGAGTTTCCCTCGTTCGAGAAGCCGTACCAGTATCCGTCACCACCATCCAGAAATTCGCCGTAAAGGGTATAATCCCCAAGGAACCGAAAGGTTGTGGTCTGGATTACCTGGTCATCCAGCACTGTGAACGTGGAATCATCCATCTTTTCATTCAATCCCACACTGAATATGGGAATCCGCACCTTCCGAATCCGCACTCCGGTATCCTGATAAGTAATGGAATACAGAAGGTTCTGCTCATAATCCACCTCCACGGCTTCAAATAGCACCAACTGCTTTGCCATGGCAAGGTTACCGATATTCAGGCTCTTAATCTGTAAAAACGTACTGCTGTCATTTACCAGACTACCATAAGCATTCGCCCCTCCCTGGGCGCTGGTCAGGGCGGCCGCTGCAATGGTACCGTTCCCCTGGCTCGGCGTGAACTCCCACACAAACTTGTATCCATTGTCCAGCTTCTTGCTCTCCGTCAGGTTCATGCTTCCCCTCGCCACATTCGCCGTGGAATTCACATTATTTGACGCATAAGCCACTGGCAGGTTATCCGACAGGGAATAAATATTGTCCGCCCGTTCTTCCAGTACCTTGGAAAACAGCAGAATCCCCCCAATCATGTTAGGGCAGACCGGTAGTAATGCCTCCTGCCATTTCACCCCGTCAATACTCTCCCCGACTTCATAAAACACTCCCATAGGGTTCAGCCCCAGGATATGGTTTACCGCATCCGTCACCATATTTTCCTCTGTCACGGCTGTGACCTCCCCGGTATTCACATCCGTAAATTCAATCCTCATCGTTCCCGTCAGCCTCATAACGCCCTCCTTAACTCAAATCTACCGGACATCCAAACGCACCTACTGGAATCCGCCCCATGCTGTCCGCCATCTGCCTCTGTACAAGCTCCATGGTCTCAATTCCAACTGTCTCCGCAAACTCTCTGACACTTAACCCTGTTCCAACCCGGAACACAGCGGCCGTATCTTCCAATACAATCTTCCCATCCCATGCCGGAGCCGCCGCCATGCCCTGCCCGCTGATGGAGGCAATGCATCCCCCGGTATCAATCTGTCCGCTGCCGCCCTCCAAGCGAAGGAATACCTGAAACGTGTTCGTAAAGTTGGGAATCAGTTCCTCAATGGGATAATACAAAGGCAGCACATGCTTCCCACTCCCCCAGGTTTCCGCCGGATAATGGGTCAAAATCTCTTCGTCATTGAACACATACATTACACGTGCCACAGCCCTCCCATCCGCAGGAACCGTGACCGGCAGTTCCGCCTCCACGCTGACATTTACCGTAGTTTCCGTTCCAGCCTCATCCACAGACGGTACCGGAATAACAACCGTTCCCTTTGCAGTCCCTGCCTGTATCACTGCATTTGCCGTCACATCCACCAGCACAATTGCAAAGAACTGTACGTGCGTCTCCTCCGCCGCCGCAAACTCAATGCTAATAATCTTCACATCCGTCTCATTCAATGTATAGGCTGATGCATTGGTAAACGTGTGAATCCCTATCTTCCCCGCCTCTATCTGGTTCAGTAGGCCGGAAAGGTTCTTGTCATTCTTCGACTTGGCCTGCGCCATTCTTGGGTTCTTTCCCACACATTTCAAAGAATGCTTCCCATTAATTTTAATCTGATATCCAGTCACACAGGCTAACTGCGTTTCATCCGCATGGCCGCCAGAGAACACCAGTACATCCCCCATATCCAATGCCGGATTCCCAATGGTGTCTGAATCAAAAGGAACATAACGGATAATCGACAAATCAGACAGGATATTTTCCAGTAGCGCCTTCCTCGTCTCCTCCAGGCCAAACTGCAAAAGCGGATTTACGCCCAGGTTCATGGTCAGCCCGTCATCTGTTTCCAACGCATAATACTCTGCTGTCTGCGTCTTGACATTTGTAGAACTGATTGCCGTATACCGGGTAATAAAATCCGAAAAGCTACTGGAAAACCGCTGCCTCTGGGACACCGTCATCACAGGCACATTCCCGTACTTCCGCAGTTCCAGCTTTCCTTCCCGGTTGATACAGAAAAACCCGCCCAGCACCTGTCCCACATAGAACAGCACATCCCGGTACGTCTCAATATCATTCTCCATATACACCGACAGCAGTTCCGCACCGTTTGGCATCGCCTCAATCTCCGCCTGGGTATGGGCAAGCTCCACGTCACATGCCTTACAGCACAGAGCAAGGAAAGCATAAGCGTTCCCCACAGTCTCAAAACCATTGAAATTCCGTTCAAACCGCAGCATATAATCATAAGCCTTAATCTCCAGACAGTGCAGCGTCCGGTTCGCCTCGCTCACCTCAAAAATTCCCATAGGGACTTCCTCAAAACTCCCGTTCCCAAGCCGTAGATGGTAGAACAGCTCCACCTTCGCATCCTCCAGCGTATAACGATCAATCTCCGAAAACAGCGTAATACCCATCTCCGCCGCATACACCGTGCCAATCTCAATCTCCGTGCTGCCGCAGCACTGACCGGAGATATACCCGGAACCCTTTACGATATCCTCATTTCCAAACACATGGACTGCCCCGGCCTTCGTGGTAATCCGCCCAGTCCAGAAAAACCTCCGGGTGTTCTCCTGCACCGCCTGCAGGAACGCCTCACTCACCGGATACAAAAGCAGCACCTCCCTCCGTTTTCGGACACACAAAAAGCACCAGCCGTTTTCTAGCTGATGCCCTGTACAAAAATCAATATGAATACACTAAAAATGCAGTTACTTTTCCATAACAAAATTAGTCAAAGGAATCCCGCCCCTTATTACTTGCTGTTCCCTAACCACTTTGTAACCCCTGTGTTCAAAGAATGGCTTCGCCGTTACCGAAGCGTGCGTAGTTATCTTATCTGCCCGAACGTTTTGTTCCAATTCATCACAAATAGCAGTGGCAATCCCCTGATTCTGATAGTCTTTGTGAACATATAACCTGTCAAGATACCCTGATTCATCTATATCTCCGAATCCGGCTATCACACCATTCTCTACAGCCACAACCGTATAATGTTCAGAAAAAGATTTATCCCATTTTTCCAAATCCACACACCCTGTGGCCCATATATCCAGCTGCTCCTTTGTGTAATCTTTCGCATTTACAGTATGAACCGTCTCATAAAATAACTCCGCTAACTGTTCACAATCCAATGAACTGTATTCTCTAATAACCAATGCTATCCACCCCGCCAATACGATTTTCTTAAATTAAGTGTGCCGGAATTTATCTGCGGACATAAACCAATTCCGTTATCCCATTATAGGATTGTGTACGCACTAATTTGAGTTTTATTTCATCCTGGCTTTCCCCAAAGAGCCGGATACCGGAACCCAGAATTGTCGGCATAACGGAAATATAATATTCATCAATCAGTCCGCCCTGCATTAAGGGGTGAATGATGCTTGCACCGCCGCAAATCCAGATTGCTTTCCCTTCTTCCGATTTTAACTGTTCAACAACACGGCAAGGATTATCCTGTACAAATTTTATGTTTTCTGTCGGGGATAACTTCCTGTGCGTAATGACATAAGTTGTCAAACCCTTATAAACCCATTCGCCCGGGGACAACTCTGTCGTGACCTGATGATAAGTATTCCAGCCCATAATAACAGTATCAGCATCCCTGATAAAAGCGGAATAGGTATCCACGTTCTCTTCCTCACTGCCATGTCCATTCAGCCAATCCACTTTTCCGGTGCTGTCTGCGATATACCCGTCAAGGCTCATTGCAATATATAAAACAACCTTTCTCATAATATCCCTCCCTGAATTTTCCGGAATGCCAAATTGTTATTTTCCTCCGATAAACCCGGAATTTTATAAATCAATTTCCACATGATAACAATCATCAATCAAAATATAATTACAGCCATGCTTTTGGCACATTTCAAAGTAATATGCATTGTCTTCAAGCACAGAATCCATCGTACACCCTGTGTCATCTATGCGCTGTTCGATTTCATCTGCATGCTCTTTGATATCCGAAAAATGCTGTTCAATATAGCCTTGGCTCATTATAAGACAATAGTAACGAATTTCATTCAGATACTCTCCGGAAAAATCCTCTTGCCACTGAAATGGGATGTAACAGCCCTCTATGACAAGATTCTGCTTGTTCTCAACGGCAGTCTTTATAATTTCACGGACAATCGGCCACAAATAAACTTCCAGTTCCTTATCATCACCGGGTGTCAGATTTGTATTTCCGCTTCGGATCAACCCCATCTTCAAATGGTCAATCGACAGATATGGGTATTGGTACTTTTGGAGAAGTTTCTGTGCAAGCACGGTTTTCCCTGTATGGGAGGCCCCTGTAATCAATATAATCATAGTTTCTGCCTCTTTTCAAATTCCTTGGTTTCCAACCAGTCTGGTATTAATTCTTCCAGCGCTACTCCATTATACCGGACATTCCACAAAAAGTCATCCGCCATCTGCATCTAAAACTCCCGCAGCGTAAACGACACCTTCCACAATCCCTTATAAGACGTATCCTTCACCAGCCCCGCCTTATACCCCTCAACAAACATCTCCGTCCTCTTCCTCTCCAGCGTCTCCGTATCAAAATACTCCACACCAATCTTCTCCCGCTGCTTAAACCCGGTCAGCAGTTTCAGCCACTTAGGGCTCACCGAAAAACTCACGGAAATGCTCACAACCCCAGGCCGCACCACATCCCTCTGCATGGTCCCGGCCTCCGTCTCCCCGCTGGAATCCGCCTCCACATCTTCCATACTTACCTCATAGGCGTCCGGCAGAGGGAGCGGCATCCCGTCAAACACCAGATACTGTATAAACGCCATGCCTATCTACCTCCTGACCTCAGGTTCTGCCTGTTCTGTGCATTCACCACCACCTCATCCAGTAACGTGCCGCCAAGGTACACCGGGATGCAGATTGTCCCCGCATTCGCCATTCCAAACCCGCTCACTGCCTCCCTGATTCCGTTCAACAACTGCGTGACGTTATTGGCAGAAGCCGCCTGCTGCTCTGCTATGCCAGATGCCATCCCGATTTGCGGGCTGACCACCATATCCGAAGCCACGCCCCGGACTGCCTTCTCAATCATCCCCCGGCTGCCCTCAATCCCCCTGGCAAGCCCGGACACAAAATCCGGCATCCAGGATTCATACTCCGTAAGCGGTCCTTCATCCGGCACGGAGAAATGGAGGAACGCCGCGATCTTATCCGCAATGCTCCTGACCGCATCCACCACATTCCCCACGGCATTCCGGATCCCGTTGGCAATCCCGTTCACAATATCCACACCCCAGTTCCATGCACTGGAAGCCAACCCCTTAATATAACCCACCGCCTGCTCAAACCCATTCCTCACCGCATTGTAAACATTGCTCATGGCATTGCTGATTCCACTGACAATGTTATTAAAAATGTTCGTGACTGCTGTCTTAATAGCATTCAGCACAGTCGTCACCGTATTTTTTACCGAATTCCACACAGTGGATATAATACTGCCTACCGCATTCATCACCGTAGTTACCACATCCCGTATTCCATTCCACACAGAAGAAACGATGCTTTGGATGGTATTCAGTACCGTAGAAATCACCGTCTGGATGGCATTCCATGCTGTAGTCAGGAAAGCCTGTACCGCCGTAACAACTGTAGTCACCACCGTTTTAATGGCATTCCAGACTGTGGTGAAAATTGTCTGAATGGCAGTGAGCACCGTGGTAATAATCGTTTTGTAAATGTTAAAATATGTGGTGACGATTGTGGAAATCGCCGTCAGCACAGTCTGAAACAGAGTTTTAATGCCCTCCCATAACGTGGAGAAAAATGTGGCAATCCCGTTCCAAATGGTCTGTGCCACCGTGGATATCCCTGTCCAGAGCGTGGAAAAAAACTGCGAAATAGACGTCCACGCAGCACTGGCCGTCTGCTTAATCCCTTCCCACAGCCCGGCAAAGAATTCCTTCACGGCATTCCAGATGTTCATGCAGGCTGCCTTTATTTCACCCCAGTGGGCAACCAGTAACTTCCCAACCGCAATCACCGCTACAATCACAGCGATAATCGCAAGTATCGGCGCACCCACGCTGGCTACGACCGGAATCAATGCAGAAATGGCTGGGGCAATTACACCTACCAGGCTTATCACTGCGCTGATTCCCGTTGCAATCTTTCCAATGATGATTAACACAGGCCCCACGGCAGCCACCACCATGGCGATGATAACAATCATCTTCTTCGTACCCTCCGACAGCCCGGAAAACCAGGAAGTAAACGCCTGTATCTTATCCGCCAGTGCAATCAAAATCGGTGCCAGCACGCTCATAATGGCGGAACCAAATTCAATGGCAGTGTTTTTCAACTGGTTAAACGCCTTCTGTATCGTATAGGAATTGGTATTCAATTTCCCGAAAGCTGTCTCCGTTGCCCCTGTGGAATTCTGCATCTGCTCCAGAGTCCCATTGAAAGTTTCCGCACTGTCCCCCAGAAGAATCAGCCCAGCCTTCCCGGCCTCCGCACTCCCCCACAAATCACTGAAGGCCAGCCCCTGCTCCGCCGCACTGCCGGAAATAACCTGCAGCACCTCGGAAAGGCTGGCCCCGTCCTGCATAAGTTCCAGGAAGGATTTCCCCGTCTTTTCTTTCAAAGTGTCCGACACCTTCGTGCCAGATTTTCCCAGCTCATTGAACATGGAATTCATATAGGTGGTGGATTCCGCAGTTGCCACACCGTTGGCAGTCATCAGGGCATACCCGGCCGCCACCTGTTCCAATGCCACACCGTTTGCCTTGGCCGTGGGGATGATCTTGCCCATGGAGGAGGACAGCTCCCCCACCGTGGTCTTGCCCAAATTCTGTGTCTGGATCAGCACGTCAGATACCCGGCCTACCTCAGACGCTTCCAGGCCATAGGCATTCATAATTGTAGTCAGCACATCCAGCGCGCTTCCCGCATCTGCAAACCCGGCTCTTGCCAGCTTCGTGGAATTAGACACAAAATTCACTGCATCCCCGGTCTTCTGCCCGGCGGAGATGGCATCATACACATTCCCCGCGATCTCCGAAGAACTGATACCCGTCTGGTTCGACAAATCCAGGATGGCCTTTTCCAGTTCCGACAGCGGCACTTCCGTGGTATCCGCAATGGTATTGACCTTTGCCATGGCATCCTCAAAATCCATCGCCATCTTAGCGGATGCCCCGCCCGCCGCCGTAATCCCGGCAGTCACCGGGAGCAGTTTCTTACCTGCCGATGTGGCGGCATCCCCAAACTTCCCAACCTTCTCCGCCGCCTGCGAAAAGCTGGACAGGGAGGTGTTGGTATCCTCCGCCTGTTTTTCCAGGTCTTTTAAATTCTGCTCCGTCTCAATAATCTCCCGCTGTAGCGCATCATACTGGTCTTTGGTGATATCGCCGCGCTCAAACTGCTGCTGTACCTGCTGCTGGGCGGATTTGAGTGCCTCCAGCTTCTCCTTCGTTACCCCAATGGCATCCGTCAAAAGCCTCTGCTTCTGCGCCAGAAGCTCCGAATTATGTGGGTCCAGCTTCAGGAGCTTCTCCACATCCTTAAGCTTGGACTGGGTGTTGCGGATTTCTGAATTGACGCCCTTCAGCGCTGTGGTCAGTCTGGTGGTATCGCCGCCGATTTCCACCGTGATACCCTGTATGCGGTTTGCCATGCGATGCCTCCTTCCTGTTTTTGGACAGAAAAAATGAGCCGGTTAAGGCTCAAATATATGGAAAAGGCACCTGCCGTCTTTGGACAGATGCCTATGTATGGATAAATCTTTTGATTTAACTCATCTAATCTAAAGTTATAGCCAACTAATTATTTTTATACTATACAGCATTTGTCTACCACTTCAAATATACAAAATTTAGAATGCACTTGTAAATGTGCTATTCTTTATTCAATCTCAAAATTTGCATAATCTGATAGCATGCTGGTTGTTCGAAATAACATCTCTTTTATGCTACTATTGAACGAATACTGGCCAATTTGCGTTTGATAATTATTACCGGAATACTCCTTTACAAAAAGCGCTTCATAAACTTCTCCTAATTTTGCTTCTATAGTCGTTAATGTTCTATCTTTGTCCTCTTCATTATAAGTCTCAGTTCTATTAAGTAGTTCATCAAAGAAATGATCTTTTAAACAATTCGATACCTCAATTAGTGGTACGTTATTTTTTCCACTTATAAATGCATTGTATTTATCTGAATCATATATCTTAATTCCTATCATAACCGGAATTATATAAAGTAGACAAAATTGTTTGGTACGTCCTTCTGAAAAGCTAAAATCGTATTTCCTGCTATCGTGCGTTGGTTCAAACGCGGCAATTTTAGTAAGTCTAATATATTTGGTTATTTCTCGTAATGAGAAATTATATGTGTCAATAACAGCTCCACAAACAATATCAAACGTATATTGTGAATTTTCAAAATCTATACTCTGGTAAAAACGACTTTTATCAGCAGGCGGTAAGGAAATCTGCAAATCAAAAAAACGATCTAAATATCTACAAGCGTTAAATTCATCACCATAATGTCTCTTAACTGTGTGTTGTAATTCATTAATATTAACCGAAAAAACAAACGTAATCCTATCATTTCCAAAATAATGTTTAATTCTTTCCAGCAATCTGACTGCATAGCTTGGTTTACATCTATCAAGTTCATCGACAAAAACAATAAGTCTGTTCCCTTTTTCAAGAAGCTATGAATCTAAAAACTCTTTTATCTGATTTTCTATATTTTTATACTTCGCCATTTCTTCAAATGGAGAGTCCTTTTTAAGATTCTCAATCAAATCGCTCCAATTTTTTCCTGTAAAAAATTCTAAAATGGAAGTTGCTTTTTTTATTAATCCAGTATCATTCTGTATCGAAAAATCTGAGGTTGCATTGATTAATATAGAATAAATTAATGACAACACCGGATCATCATCATTGTCATTCTCCCAAGCATCATAATATACACAAACTTGAGGTTGGAAATTAATTTCCTGTTTTCCAAAATATTTTTTGCTGTGATTTTTTATATTCATTATATCTTCTTCATGATTTGGCGTTATAAAATCATTATTAGCATCCAAAAACATTTTGATTTGTTTGACAAAAAAAGTTTTACCATTCCCCCAATTCCCGTCAAGGGCAATTGAACAGTTAGCATCAATAGCATTTAACATACTTACAAATCTAAAAATGTCATTGTTTCTCCCAATGGTGTCTTCTAAGTATGTTTTCAATAAATTATCATAATTTGGTTTTAACTCATATGATTTCATCCGTTCCTCTCCGTTTTCATCAAAATAACTTAAAAATCTGTAGATTAGTATTGGATTTAGTATTCTTCAACCGTTGAATCTATTTCCTTTACAACATCAATTTCTTTAACAATGTATTCAGCCATTTCCTGATATTACTATACCAAGAAATGGCTACCTTATCAACAAAAATCAGAACCTGTCGAAATCCTCCTGCGTAGCCATCTGTGCAAACTTACACTCATCATTCCTGCTCTCCGCATACATATCATTAATCATCCCGATAGAAAGCAATTCCAGCTCCTGTATGGAAATCCCCAACTGAACACACCGCAAAAGGAACAGCGGCGTTGTCATCTCGCGCTCAGTCGGGCGGAGTTTTTTTTAGCCTCCACATCCGTCTGCACATTCAGCCCCCAAAGTTCAATCAACTTTGGCAGTACCTGATATATGGAGAACGTATTGAACCCATCCAGCCATTCCTCCGGCGTGTCCGGAATTGAACCATCTGCATGCTTTGCCATCACAAAAGCGATGTTCTCAAACATCTCCAAAGAAAACAAATCCAGACCGGACTCCCCTTCCTCAGAGCCTCCCACGCACTGCTCCAAAGCCCGCAGGTCCCTGTAAATATCCCTCTGGAACTTCAAGCGGTAAATCCTCGGTATGGCCGCCGATGCCTTGAACAGCACCTCCTGCTCGTCAATCTCAACCTTCCTGGTTATGCTCATTTATCCGCCACCGCCTTTGCCAAAGATTTCACTTCCGCAGCCTTGCCCGCCTCCTGGTTCATTGCAAAGCTGGCCGGGGCCGGTGTCTCCGGCTCCGCCGCAGGCAGATACACCGCCTTATACCAGTCGTCATACACTTTTGCCGTAGTTGCATCCCCTGTCTTCGCCTTCACATAACCGGATGCCAGCGGTCTTGCCTTCACCGTCAGCGTCTCCGTCTGCACCTCCCTGGATTCCTCATTCGTCTTGGATTCAATCTTTGGCCGGGAGGCCGAACAGTTATACAGCACATGCCGGATTTTCTTCACATCCCCGTCAAACTCAAACAGCAGGGCAAAGCTGCCCGTCTCCGCATTGCAGTTCTCCACCAGCACCTTGTTGGTATCCGCCTCTTCCTTCAGGATATCCGTCCGGAACGCCTCCGGTATCATCGCCAGTTCCAGATCCCCGTCATATCCCATATTGTTATTGATGACGTAATATTCCACCCCATCCGCATAAAAGGACTCCGGCTCCCCGTTGGGGTCCAAGCTTAAAGACACCGCGCCCGGCATCGCCACCGGGACTGCGAATGTGTCCGTCCCGTCCTCCCCTGCCGTCAATGGGGCATAGTGGACATTGCAGATATTAAATTTCACTTTATTTCCCATTCCTCAAACCTCCATTTCATACAGAACCTCATACAGCCGTTCCGATTCAATCCACACTTCACTCCTGGCGTAAAAGATGCCATGGCTTTCCAGCACAACTTCTACCCGCTCCTCCAGCTCCACAGACTTATAATCCGTGTACAGTTCAAGATGCAGCTTCTGCTTTTTAAAATAAGCAATCCCATCTGCCGCAAAATTCCGGGATTCCGGGTATAGAAACACCAGAAACGGCGGCTCTGGGGACTGCCCCTCCGCAAAATGCCCATAGGCACAGGACAGCCCCATCTTTTCCACCATTTCCAGTACCTGTTCATGCGTCAATGCGATAACCCCCGTTCTATCTTTTCCTTCAATTCTTCCACTCCCCGCTGTTCTGCCGGAGCGATATGGGGAACGGCCTGTACCCGTCCTCCGCCCCGTTTCGCATGCCCATGTTCCAGGAGATGTGCAATCTGGTAACGGTCACGGCTGTGAATCACCATAGTCAGGGAATTGGCATACTCCTGCACTTTCTTTGCCGCCCAACTCTTCTTATATTTCCCAGTCCTCACCGGAGCATTGGCCTGAATGTCCTTTTTCACGGACCGGCTCACCTCTGTCACGCTCCGCTTCATCACCTCATTGGACAAATCCGCATATTCCTCCATGGACTGAGCAATGGCCTCCGCCATCTCGTCCACACTCACCCTTCGATCCGTCATATCCTCACCTCTTCACCCTCTCCGCCCGCAGCTTGATAACCTTATTTTGGAACTGAATAAAATCCACCAGTGTGATGTTATAAATATCGCCCCGGAACAGAATCCGGTACTTCGTGCTGTCCAAGTCTTTCAGTTCCTTACAGTACCTTACCAGAAAAAACAGGGATTCCTCCTGGTTCACCTGCGCCGCCTCCCAGTATTCCTTCCCCGATAGGTTATTGGCATAGGCCCAGCAGGTGAAATAGTCCTCCCACTCATTCCGCTGGTTCCCGTCCTTATCCTTTTTCATCCGGTTCTTCTGGATGACAATCCTCTGCCGCCACTGCCCAATCCGCATCAGAACACCTCATCCCTCTGCCCGAACAGGAGGCATTTCAATGTCAGCGCCAAATCCTTAAAATCTGCCTGCTCCCGGTTCTCATACAGATAAGAAATACCATACAGCACCGCTGTCCTGACCGGGTCCGGCACCTCCGCGCCAGGTTCAAAACTGCACCGCAGGATATCTTTGCAAATACTCTCCGCCGTCCCGGAAAGGGCAAGGAGAAGTTCATCTTCGTCTGCGCTGTCAATCCGCACATACTGCTTGATTTCTTCTAAAGTCACAACCATCCGGCTTCCTCCTCCCTTCCCATGGTCAGGCATTAAGAAAACAGCTTCATCACCAAAGATTCCAGACTGTCTTTATGCCCCGGAGCCTGCCTTCATAGTCAGTGTCTTCACCGCTTCTGACAGAATCAGTTTTCCGTCCACCCTCTGGCTTGCCAGGAATCCCACCTGCCCGTTTGCCGCAAACAGCTCATTCAGGCGCTTAAAACTCCTTCCCTGTCTGTCCGCAATCCAGTAATAAGAGAAATCCCCGAATGCCATTACCTTCGCCCCGGCCGCCAGCTCCGGCGCATAAGCAGACGTATGGTACGGACGGTTCAAAATCATATCCGGCTGCCCCGCCTGCACCGATGGCTGCCAGATATAATTCCCATTATTATCTTTCAATTTCCGCAGCGCCTTCACCGTAGTATCATTCAGCACCCAATGCGCCTTCTTCCGGTATGGGGATTTCAGGGAATAAAACAGATCCATCACGTCATCAAAAGTGATATTCGCCGTAGTGGTGGTCACCCCATCCGAAGCGCCGCCCGTAGCATTGAAGATACCCGTAGGCTTCCCTGTACCATCTCCGGTAAAGAATGCTTCCTCTTCCTTAGAGCCAATCCGTCTCCCGAACTCCTTAGAGATATACGCCTCCAGATTAAACGCACTGTCATTCAGCAGCTCATCGGACACTTTCAGCATGGTAGCCACCTTATAAGCACTGATCGCCACCTGCCCGAAAGAATCATCCGATTCTGGGAACGCCCCTTCCTCATCAATCCAGGATGCCTCCCCCTTACTTGCCACCACCGGAATCTTCCGGTCACCGCTGGACGTATTGATCACCGTGGCAATGCTGCGGAAGAAGTTCTCCTCCTCCAAAGCCTCCACCAGCGTCCGCTCAAATTCATTTGGCACCAGATAGCCTCCCTCGGAATCCGTACCCACCTGCAGGGCATTGTCCACGTCAAAGAAATTCTTCCTCCTCATGGCATTCCAGAACGTCTTCCTGTACTTATCCGATTCCCTGCCCGTTTTCTCCTCCCCGTCCGGGTCAGCATTTGGCTTATTGGTGATCGGTGTGGAAGTGGGCTTATTCAGCTCCGCATCAATGGCCGCCTGACGCTCCAGACGCTCAATCTCCTTTCCCAAATCCACCACATCCTTCTCCATCTTCTCATACGTTTCCGTATCCTCCGCAGAAAGCAGCCCGTCATTCCCACGCCTCGTATCCAGGAATGCCTTTGCCGCCTCCCATGCCTTTGCCCTCTTTTCCCTTAATTCCAGAATCTTGCTCATAATCAAATTCCTCCATACATTTAATGTGTTAAAAGATTCAGCCTCTTCTCTAACTGCTCCACAGGTGTCCTCTTTTCTTCCGGCTTTGGAATCAGCTTAGACAACAGCGAATTTGTCACCGCTGTCCGGGAGAACATCACGCCCTCCGCCCCTATCCCATCTGCCATATCTTCGGTCTTTTCCAAACCGCCGCCCAGTATCCCGTCCGCAAAGCCAAGCTCCACTGCTTTCTTCGCATTGAACCAGCTCTCCGCATCCATCAGGTGGGAAATCCTCGCCCGGCTCAACCCCGTCTTAATCTCATAGGCGTTCATGATGCTCTCCTTCACTTCATCCAGCATCTCCCCAGCCTTCTGCATCTCCTTGGAATCTCCAATAGCGATTGTCATGGGATTGTGGATCATCATCATGCCCACCGGGGAAATCAGCACCGAAGTCCCGGCCATGGCAATCACAGAGGCCGCCGAAGCCGCCAGCGCATCCACCTTCACCGTCACATCTCCCTTGTACTCCATGAGCATGTTGTAAATCTGCGCCGCCGCAAACACGTCCCCACCCGGAGAGTTAATCCAGACCGTCACATCCCCTGCTCCTGCATTCAATTCCTTTTCAAACAGCTTCGGAGTCACCTCATCCCCAAACCACGTCTCATCCGAAATCTCCCCGTTCAGCACAAGGGTCCGCTCCCCATCCGTCTCATTTCGAATCCAGTTCCAAAACTTCCGCTTCATACCAAACCTCTCTTTCCATTTTCAGGACATAGAAAAAGCCAGCAGATGATTTCCTTTTTCACCTGTTGGCTCCTGCCACTGACCTTTATTTTGTTTTCCTTCAAAATCTATCCTCTCCTATTCACCATCTTGTTTCTTTCCAGCATTCTCATCTCCACTATTCTTTCCGGCAAACAGCCCCGCATCTTTCAGCTTCGTCATGTTCCCGTTGATCAGATACAAATCCCCGCCTTCCTCTGCCGGAATCAGGTTCATATCCTCCATTTCCCGGATATCATTTCCGGACAGCCAGCCATTCTGTCTTCCAATGGAATATCCCGTCATCCGGCTCTGGTAATCCCCACGGAGCAGACCGTCCACATTCAGCTTTATAAAATACTCATTCTTCTCCTGGGGCAGAAGCAAAGCCCTCTGCAGGGACTGCTCCCACCGGATCACCCAAGGGTCAAGCGTATACTTCACAAACTCCAGCGACTGCTGCTCGATGTTGGAAAAACTGGACTTCTCCAAATCCCCCACCATATGAGGCGGAATCCGGTACAGCCTGGCAATCTCGTTAATCTGGAACTTCCTCGTCTCCAGAAACTGCGCCTCCTCCGGCGGAATCCCAATCTGCTGGTATTTCATCCCCTCCTCCAGCACAGCCACCTTCCCAGCGTTCTTGGAACCGCCATATACCGAATGCCAGCTCTCCCGCACCTTCGCCGGGTCCTTTAAAACTCCCGGATGTTCCAAAACACCGCCGGGATTTGCCCCGTTCTCAAAGAAGGAAGCCCCATATTCCTCACAGGCCAGCGTCATCCCCACCGCATTCTTTGCCATAGCGATGGGAGAATACCCCACCAGCCCGTCAAACCCAAGCCCCGGAATATGCAGCACATCCTGCCGCCGCAGATACACCCTTCCATAATCCATAAAGTTCGGGTTCTCGTCACTGTTCCGCGTATAGATATAGTAAAGCTGCCCGTTCTCATCCCGGTCAGCCTCCATCTTATCCGGCAAGAGCGGATACAAAGCAAGCACTCTGCCATTCCCATCTCGGATAATCTGTGCATAGGCGTTCCCCCAAATCAACAGGTGGCTCATAAGTGTCTCCCGAAATACGAAGGAAGTCATCTCCGGATTCGGCTCATCATGGAGCAGACAGTACAGCGGATGGTCATACACCCGCTCCTTTCCCGTCTCCGTATAACGGTACAGATGAACTGGCAGGGATGCCACCGTCTCCGCCAGAATCCGCACGCAGGAATACACCGCCGTGGTCTGCATGGCTGACCTCTCATTCACAGTTTTGCCGCTGGTACTCCTCCCAAAGAAAAAGGAGTACACTGAACCGCCGTAGCTGTCCTTTGGCTTATCTCTCACGCCCCGGATGCCTAAAATAGATGGTAATTTCATACACACCTCCTAAAAACAAGTAAAAGAAAAGCACCTCCGAAGAGATGCCCGATCGTAGTCTTATGTGTAGTTTCTTTTATTTACGCAGTATTTTATCCATGGCTTTCCCTCTGGCAAGCTCATCAACCAATTTATCCAGATAACGTATCTCCTGCATCAGGGGCTCTTCGATATCTTCCACCCTTATACCGCAGACCATACCTTTAATCAGCTTTCTGTTTTCATTCAATTTCGGGGCATTCAGAAAAAAATCTCCATAAGTGACCGGCCTTTCCAGCATTTCTTCCAGTTCCGGCTGGTTGTACCCGGTAAGCCACCGAATTACCTCATCAACCTCCTGCCTTGTCCGCCCCTTTTTCTCCGCTTTGCTGACAAGTAAATGATAAACTTTTGAATAATCCATCTGATATACTTTCTCATTTCCCATAAGATACCCCTCTAATCCATATTTCTGACACCGCTTCCGGCTTTCCGCTAAAAATATAATATATTCTGATCTATTTTCTGCACCTTCAATACTTTCCAAATCTTACGGATGATTCCCCGTCACATAACACCATCTGGCAATATCCGAAATCAATTCCACCGGAACCGTCCTGCTGTACGGAAGCTGTATACTTCCCTTGCTGGTCTTGTATTCTTTCAGACGTTCAGAAAACTCCTGGACAGCCTCCGGCCCCGGATACAGGCCCACATGGTTTTTAAATCCGGCGAACTGGATGATATTATGCTTTTTCCAATAAGTCGGCATACTCCATGATATCCGTTCCTCCGCCTCCGGCAGCGCCGCATGCAGCGCATCCCTTACTTCTTTCAGATACTGCCGTATTTCTTCCGGCTGTTCCTCAACGTATCCCTCAATTGTTTCCGGCGCTTTTCCGCAGTAATGGCCCTGTTCCTGCCTCTGAAAAGTACGCCCGCACTTCGGACATGTCCACATCTTCCATCCCTCCTGCCTCATTCCCGTTCCCTGACCGTAACCAATACCCTGTCCCCCGGCTGTTTCCCTATCCTGGAGCGGATATCCTTACACACGCCTATGATATAACATACGCTCCCGTCAGCGTTCTTTACGCCCATATTTACAACACTGCCATCATACGGCTCCCCATCAAACGTGGCATGTACCTTCACTCGTCCCCTCCCAAACTCTTTTCTGATATCATAGGGAAAAATGACATAAGCGCCACCTGTCTCCCCCTCTTCATAGATTAAGGATTCATACTCATATACTTTACTGTTCAACGCCTGCACCTCACCCAATCCGTTTCATACAGTATACCCGAAATCCGCCCGCTTTAAAAGCTCAAAATCCCCCTGTCATCATACACACTTCCGCCATTATTTCCTTCATTCCGTATCGCCCGGTCAAGTGCCATCACCGTTGCCACCGCCCCATCAATCTTCTCCGTGGACTTCTCCTTATCCGGCTTGATATTTCCCGCCGGGTCTGTCCGCACAAAGATATTATCCATCATCCACCGCAAAACCGGGTGTCCGCCATGAGCCAGTTTCTTCTCCAGTGTCAGTTTCATCAGCTCCTTGCTCGGCGGTGACATATCCTTGAAGCCCTGTCCGAAGGGAACCACCGTAAACCCAAGCCCTTCCAGATTCTGCACCATCTGTACCGCACCCCATCGGTCAAAGGCAATCTCCCGGATATGGAACTTCTTCCCCAAATCATCAATGAAATTCTCAATAAACCCATAATGGATCACATTTCCTTCCGTAGTCATCAGGCATCCCTGCTTCTCCCACACATCATACGGCACATGGTCACGCCGCACCCGGAGCCGCATATTCTCCTCCGGTATCCAGAAATACGGCAGGATAACATATTTCTCCGCATCATCCCTCGGAGGAAACACCAGCACAAAAGCCGTGATGTCAATGGAGCTGGACAAATCCAGTCCTCCATAACACTCCCGGCCAATCAGCTCCCGCTCATCTACCGGAAACGCACAGTTATCCCACTTCTCCATCTGCATCCAGCGCGTAGACTGCTTCACCCACTGGTTCAGCCGGAGCTGCCGGAAAATATTTTCCTCTGCCGGATTATCCCTTGCGCTCAGATAAGCATTCCGTACTTTCTCAATATCAATAGTATGTCCCAAAGATGGGTTCGCCTGATACCAGACAGCCTCCGAAGACCAATCTTCCTCATCCCCTGCACCATAAATCACCGGATAGAAAGTCGGGTCAATCTTCCTCCCAAGGATGATGTCCTCCGCCTTCTGATGCTGTTCAAAACACACTGAATGCCGGTCCGTACCTGCCGTTGTGATCAGAAAAAACAGCGGCTGCGTCCTGGCATCTCCGGAACCCTTCGTCATCACATCAAATAGCTCCCGGTTTGGCTGTGCGTGCAGTTCATCAAAAATCACGGCGTGGACGTTTAAACCATGCTTCGTATAGGCTTCTGCAGAAAGCACCTGGTAAAAGCTATTGGTTGGCTTATACACCAGACGCTTCACGGACATGACTGGCTTAATCCTCTTTTTCAATGCCGGGCACTGATCCACCATATCCACAGCCACGTCAAACACAATAGATGCCTGCTGGCGGTCTGACGCACAGCCGTAAACCTCCGCGCCCCACTCCCCATCGCCACACGTCATGTATAAGGCAACTCCAGCGGCCAGTTCCGATTTCCCGTTTTTCTTCGGAATCTCCACATAGGCGGTGTTATACTGGCGATACCCGTTTTCCTTCACTGTGCCGAACACATCCCGGATAATCCTGTCCCGCCATGGGAGCAGCTCAAACGGCACGCCCCGCCACCGCCCTTTCGTGTGTTTCAGGCAGTTAATAAAATCCACGGCGTAATCTGCCTTCTCCCTGTCAAACATCAGCGCCCACCGCCTTTGAACAGGAGTAGTTCCATGACGTCTTTTTCCTTATCTTCCCCTGTTTCTGATGTAATCCGGCTTCTGGCCGAGGGGGTAAGCCCGAACTGTTCACAAAAACGGTTCATGATTTTTAAATAAGTCTGTGCAATGGAAACCTGTGGAACCTGCTGCCAGTAACCGGACGGGGTTTTTACGATAGTGCCGTGCTGGGTGATGAATTCTTCCGCTTCCTTCCACCGGGCATAAGCCTAGCAATACCCGGAAAAAGCGGCCATGTCAATCTCCGTCAGGATGCCGAGCTGCTCCAGTTGCTTCGCCATCCGTTTCCATTCCTTCTTTGCCTCGTCCTCCAGCCAGGAAGGGCAGCGGGGCGCTTTCTTATCCGGCTTCGGCTCCTGTGTATTTAAACTCCGCTTCCCCGGATTCCCCTCCAGCACCTTGACTGCCGTAGGCTTTGGTTTTCTTCCACTCTGCGCCACCAACCGCACCTCCTTCCTGCACAACCGCATCTTTTACGGCAAATGAAAAGAGCCTCCGAAGAAGCCCCTTTCATCTAGTCCAGCCGTAACCTGTTATATTTTCTTGCTTTTCTTTTCAGATTTCGCTTCCATCTGCGTATCGTTACCGCCTTCCTGTGGTTTCTGGAAAATGTATAGTCATCCAGCACATATTTCCCATGGTGTTCCTGTTCCCCGTATGCACGCATCCACTTCATCCTTTCTCTAGGGCAGGGAGACTTTCCCGCCTTCCTGCCCAGTTTTCTCATTTGCTTAAGTAATATTCCTTCGCCCGTTTCAAGCACCATTCCATCGCCCTGCCGCCGTCCTGGAATTTCTGCTCTGCTTTTTCGCAGAAATTTAAGCGGCATTCTTCAATCCCAACCCCAGCTTCCTCCGGTGTTTCCACAAATTCGTAAATCTGAGCCGTAAATTCTTCCCTGTAAGCGTTGTCCGTCACCAGCACCAGCGGCCCGTATTGCAAAACCGCCCCGTTTGTTACGGAATCCATCATACTGAGCTGCTCCATCGTGGTAAAATCCTGTGTGTTCATCATTGAAAATATCCTCCTCTTCTTTTCGTCATAGTGTGCGGAAAAGCTGTCAATGGCAGGTTTTCCGTTGGTAGTGACATGTTACCTCTGAGTGCGGACATTATCCAGTCAATCCGGAGCCATAAATCCACCAATCTTCAACCATAGATTTTGTGCATTCTATAGCAGTTTTCAAAATGGACAGAAGAAAAAGGCCGGCTTCCTCCGGTCCTTTTCCTCTGTCCGTTTTCCAGAATTCCCTATGCGAATTCAATTGTCAGCATCCCCCTGCTTCCAAGGAAATAGCTGTTTTGGATATTTGGGTCTTCAAAAAACGTCTCCTTTGCTTCCTAGATCATTTCTTTCAGCCGTTCTTCCCCTACCAGATCTTTCACAGCCTTGCGTGTGGTTTTCTTGCCATCCAGATAAAAATTTGTTCTCATGTGCATTTCCTCCCTGTGGTTTTGTTTTCCGAAGGTTTTTTCCTTTCGGTAGTACACATGTTACCTCTGAACGCATACATTATCCAGTCAATCCAGCATCATAAATCCACCAAAGAATTGCGAAGGGATTCGTCTGTTTTATGGTGTTCCGAAGATTTCCTGCTAAGTGAAATCTACCATGCGCAAGGTACGGCACACCCTTTTATAATCCCCGTGTTGAAGGGCATCCTTCCCCTGATGCCGGACTTTCCGATTCAGTGTTTTCCTGTTCAGGGAAAGACCCCTTATCAGCTCTCCCCTCATGCTGTCCGGGCCGTGCCCTCTGTACCAGCAGTTCCGTTTCTCACTGGCATTCCCGGATAATCTCTCCTGTACCATTTTCTAATCTCCTCTCCTATTTTCTCCGCTGATTTCATATGCTTCTGTCAGTATCTTCATAGGAAAACCGTACTTCCTGTATGCCCGCTCCAGCACACTATAATATCTCTCACTTGGTTTCCCATACTCCCGGCTTTCATCCATAATGTAAACCAAGGCAGCTACCCGTTTCCCAGCCAGATCAATCTTCAAATCCTTTTTATAGTAGAACACCGGGTATCCCTCGTAACGGTCAAGGCTCTTTTCATCTTCTTTTTCGATGGTCCAGACAAGGACAGGCACCCGGCTGCCTTCCTCCGGCTCGATGGTAGCATATGCTCCTCTCTTGGAGCCTTTAAACAGAAGGCAGTAATCCTCCAGTTCTATTCTGCCCAAAAGCTGCGCCATGGGGCATCTGTAAGCCATCTGCTCCTCATCCATGTTGCTGCCGTAAGCAATGTAGTATTTTGCCATCTTTTATCTTCCTTTCCAACTTATAGTGAGGTTTCCCTCCTACCACTCCAAGGGCGGTCCGCGCCGCCCTGTGTGGAAAAGGTATGTAATCTATGCTCCATGCCTCCATGCAGAATTTCCTTCCAGGTTTTTAAGGAAATGCAGGCGGCAGGTTTTGAATTCTTCCCCGATCAGCCCCAGCCGAAGCATCCAGCACCGGAAAGCATATTTTTCGTTGTCCGTCTCCGTCCTGCGGGAGGAGGCTTTTTTCTGCATCAGCGCCTGATGGGTGACCGCCAGGCAGAACTGGATGTAGGCTTTTACCTCTCCGGCATGAAGGGTGCTGTTGAAAAGCCGGAATTCCACGGTTCCTTTGGTGAAGGTGGCATGAAGGTTCAGTCCATGGTAACGTGTCCTGTTGTAATGCTGGTTCCTCTCGCTGCCAGGCTCCTGCGCATACCAGATATCCTTAAGCTGTTCCATCGTCTTAGGCTTTTTCCGGTTGATGGTTGTAATCAGCTCTTCGTTCACCTTCTTGCAGTACCAAAGCCTGTCCGGGTCAATCCGCAGGGCTTTGTAGAGGATATCCTCCTTGCTTGCCATGATGTTTACGATATTCCGCAGTGTCTGAGGGGTGAAAAGGGAAGCGTCCACATGGATATGGATTCCGCATTTCTCGTTGACCAGGGCTTTCCTGTGCCGAAGCTTCCGGATGATTTCCTGCAAATCCGGTATATCATCGTAGGTGAGAATGGGGCTTACAATCTCACATTTAAAAGTGTCATCCGCCGCCTGGATTCTTCCCCGCACTTTCTTCTGTGCGGTGATGCTGGAATCGTAGGTTGCTTTCCATTCCCGGCCTTTTGTGTCCTTCGCCCCATAGGTTTTGTAGTAGGTCCCGATGAAGTAACTCTCTGTCCCGAAATGTCCGGCAATCACCGCTGCCGCCTGTTCCCTCGTAATCCCTGTCATCTCTATCTCAATCCCGAATCTCTGTGTTCTCATATATTCCTGCGCCTCCTGTGCTTTCTTCGTTTTCTTTTGGTATCATATTGAGCAAGCTCAATAAGCGTAGTCTATTAATCACTCTGAAAGCACATATTATCCAGTCATTTCGGCGCATAATGTACACAAAGATATCGGAAAAATCCGCCCGGCAATCGTGTGTTTTTACGGGTTCCTTCTATGGTATATAATAAGGCTGAAAATACTGTGTCTAAGCTGCTTCTGTCGGTTCCGGCTTCTCCCCGTTGCCGCCTGTTTCCTCCAAAAACAACTCTGCCACGGTTTCCCCGATTCCGGCAGTTTCTCCGCCGCCTTCCCCCTCCTGGGCTTCCTGCTTCGCCAATTTCTTCGCCTCCGCCCTCTGCTTTGTCCGCACCTTCGCCCGGTCAATGTCTGCCTGCGTGCGGAAAGCGTAATGCCCCTTCAGGTTTACCATCAGGGCATTACGGCTGTCCTTCATATCCTTACCGCCAAAGCCAATTCTGAGGAGCCAGATGCGCATGTAGTATTTTTCATTTTCCTCAATGCGCTCCTCCGGATCAATCCGCTTCTGCTCCCTGGCCTGCTTCACCATGGCGGTGGCTAAATCCGTCCAAGCCTTTACCTTCACCGCATCCTCCGTGTATGGAAAGCGGAAAGTAATCTTTTCTTCTGAAATCCCAAGCCCTCTCATTTCCTCTGCATAGGCAAGAAGTGAATCTTTAACCGCCTCCATGGTTTCGCTTTCATTTTCTTCCAACTCCTCCACCAGACTGTCCGGGATGCAGAAGGTCTTTTCCCCTATCGACTGGTTGATAAGGTACTGCCTGCTGTGGATGAGGAAAATGAGGTTTTTCATGTTCAAAGCCGTCAGCCCCTCTGCCGGGAGCGCCACGAGAAGTTTATTCTCGTCCGTTTCCGGTGAGTCCACGAATCCCCGCTCCGCCAATCCTGTCAGAAGCATCTCCGCCGTTTTCTCATCTTCCGTCTCCACAGTTCCTGCCCGGTCAATGATGCAGTTTCCCACCTGGAAGTTGCAGGATGGGACTCCGAGGTACTTTGAGGGCGTGTTCAGAATCTCTGCGGCTGCCTTCACAACATCTTTCCTGTTCTCTGCGTTCGTCTTAATCTTCATATGGCTATTCCTCCGTTCTTTTTGAGCCTTGTTTTTTGGTACTACATTAATCACTCTGAACGGGTGTAAAGTCAAGGCAATCCGGCATTTTCCTGCCGTTTTTTCATCTTCTCTGCGGAACCGTTCTTCCAGTTCAAACATATTTCTTTCTGGCCGGAAAGCCCTTCTGCTATCCTCCTGCCACTGCAGCATCACTCTCCATAAATCAGGATATTCCCACCGGATACGCCGCAGGGAATCAAGACATTGTTTCGGGCAGAACCAGCAGCCAAGGCGCCGGAATTTCCGGTACAGCGGATTCAGAAGTCCTCTTTCTTCCAAATACGCCCTTGCCATTTCTTCGGTAATCCCCCATTCTGCAAGCGGTGCCCTCGTGTACTCATCCATTTTTGCCAGACGTTTCGGCTCATCAGCAGCAATCCCAAGATAAGTGATATGTTCACCCGCACCTCTTTGATACTGGCGAAGCGGTTTCAGCTTAAGCCGGTCATTACACCAGGAAAACCCGGTAGTAAATGGAAAACCATAAATCTGCCCTGCACGCTCTCCTCTTTTATATTCTGTGTAGAACTGCTCCTCGAAGGAAAGCGCCGCCTGGACAAAAGTTATTTTCCTCCCGATGTGTTTTTCAATCTTTTTGATGTATGCATACATCTCCGGGAAATCCCCTCCCAGATAAGGCGTCGCCATAACATTACAGTAGATAATCTCGTCAATTGGCATCCCCTTTTCGATCATCATAAGAAGCATGGCGGTGCTGTCCTTGCCGCCTGAAAATGATACCACATGTCTCATGGTTCTCTGTCATATAAACCCAGAGCCTACCCTTTCCCTTTAAAAGCATCCGTCTATATTCTCCTTCCCCTCTTAAATTGCATTTCTTGATTCCGGCAGCGCCATTGCCACCGCATAAGCTACAGTTGCCGTGACCGCATTCCCCGCCTGCTTGTAAAGCTGGGCATCAGAGTTGACTGCCCTTGCCCGCTCAAACAATTCGTCTGGAAAGCCCTGCAGACGGAAGCATTCACGGGGTGTCAGCCTGCGGATTCTGCCGCATTTCATTACCGTTCCCATCTGACATCCGGTATCCAGTGTCTGGGAACAGCCTTTGCCAACCCGGCCACGGCGCGTACTGCTTTTTGGATAAGCAAGGCTGATTCCATCACCGGGATGTGCCAGGTCGTATCCCTGCTTTGTTCCATTGCGGACAGGAACTTCTACTCCGGCATCGCATTCATCAGTGCTCTTATTACATAGGTACACACCGTGCCTGTCCTGCCCGGTCAGCGTGAACATCGGCTCCCCCTCTTCCTTCATCCGTCTGCCATTCTGCCGCTTCTCCATCCTGTCAGGCGTGATTACTGCATGAGCTTCCAGCACACCGGAATTCGCAGGACGGTTGACCACACCCGCATTATATTTTGCAATCAGGCATCTCGCCAACTGTGTGATTTTCGGATTATCCTTTACCTGGTCGATAAAATACAACCCGGTATTCGCTCCCATGCCGCCGCCATTTGCTCCAAGTGTCACAGAAACTCCTTCCGGGTCATAAACCCGGTATCCCTGCATCCCACCTATAACTTCTTTAAGAGTTCCTCCGTCTTCTCCTGCGACAAATAAAATCTCTCGCTCACCTCTGCTTCTAAGATTTGCGATAAAGAACACCCGCTCCCGGTTCTGGGGGACTCCGTGGTCTTTGGAGTTAAGCACCTGCCATCTTGCGTCATACCCTGCTTCGTCCATTTCAGACAGAACGGCGGCAAAGTCGAAGCCTCCATTAACTGAAAGCAGGTTCTTAACGTTCTCAACAAGTAGGTATGTGGGTTTATCACTTTCTTTTTTGCCTTTGACAAGGTCAATGATGCTGTAATAGATTCCACTTCGCTTGCCGGACAATCCCCGCTGTTTTCCGGCAATGGAGATGTCCTGGCAGGGGAAACCAAATGTCCAGATATCTGCATATGGGATATCCCCCGGTTTGAGTTTTGTGACATCATCCGCTTTCCACTCCCCCTTTGCGTCATACATGGCTTCATAGGAAGCCCTTGCGTATTTGTCATATTCACAGTAACCGATGCACTTATGCCCGGCCGCCTCCAGCCCCAGCCGGAATCCACCGATACCGGAGCATAAATCAAGGAAGGTCAACTGCTTCATCGGCGGCACCTTCCTTTTCTAACTCTGAATATCTTCTTTTCTCTCCGCCCCGGATGACAAACACATCCTCTGCGGAGCCTTTCTGTTCTATATATCTCTGTACAATCACATCCACGAATTTCTCATCCAGTTCCGCCATATAACAAATCCGGCTGGTCTGCTCACAGGCAATTAGCGTGGAGCCGGAACCGCCGAATGGGTCCAGCACAATACAGTTGCTCATGCAGGAATTCTGGATGGGATATGCCACCAATCCCACTGGCTTCATGGTCGGATGATCTTTGGACTGCTTCGGACGGTCAAACTCCCAAATGGTGGTCTGCTTCCGGTTCGAATACCAGTTGTGCTTCCCGCCCTTCTTCCAGCCGAACAGCACCGGCTCATGCTGCCACTGGTAGGGGCTTCTTCCCAGCACAAGGCTTTGTTTCTTCCAGATACAGCAGCCGGAGAGATAGAATCCCGCATCATGGAATGCTTTGCGGAAATTCAGCCCCTCCGTGTCAGCGTGGAACACATAGATGGAAGCATCCGGCTCCATGCTCTGTTCCATATTCACAAAAGCCGCAAAAAGGAACTGATAAAACTTTCCATCCTCCATATGGTCATTCTGGATATTCCCGGCAGTTCCCTCATAATTTACGTTATAGGGCGGGTCTGTCACCACTAGGTTTGCTTTCTGTCCGTCCATCAACAACTCGTAAGTTTCCGGCAAAGTGGAATCCCCGCAAATCACCCGGTGCCTGCCTAAAAACCACACATCCCCTTGCTTTGCCACTGCTGGCTTCTGAAGCTCCGCCTCCACGTCAAAATCATCTTCTGCGATTTTCTTATCATGCACCGCATTGAATAACTGCTCAATCTCCGGCGGTTCAAAGCCTGTAAAAGACACATCAAAATCCGAAGCCTGCAAATCCTTAATCAAATCCGCCAGCAGCTCCTTGTTCCATTCGCCTGTGATTTTATTCAGGGCAATGTTCAGCGCCTTCTCCTTGTTCTTATCAATATCAATGATGATACAGTCAATTTCCTCATAGCCCAAATCGGAAAGCACTGTCACCCGCTGGTGACCGCCAATGATGGTCATATCGGAATTGACAATCACTGGCTCCACATAGCCAAACTCCTGGATGGAATTCTTGATTTTCTCATATTCCTTATCACCGGGTTTCAGTTTCTTCCTCGGATTATAGGAAGCCGGAACCAAGTCCGCTATCCTGATTTTCTTAAATTCCATCCTCGTCCCTCCAGAACCGGTCTTTGATGTAACAGTTATGGCTGCAATACTTCTGTTCCCGTCTTCCATTGACTTCAAATTCTTTTTTGCAGTAAGCACACACCTCTGTATGGGTGTGTTTTCTCTGTGCCGTCTCCGGGTGCAGCTTCCACCATGCGCGCCTGCATTTGTCTGAGCAGAACTTCCTGGGTCTTCCGTTCCCCGGCTGGCTGATTTCTTTTCCGCAGCAGGCACAGGCTTTTCCGCACGCCAGGCGTTCCTGCATATTGAATGCCATAGCCCTGGCATAGCCGTCCATTCCGTTTGCCTTGCAAAAATTCCTTACAATATCACGGGACAGCCCAACCGCCGCCCCTATTGCCCGGTAGCCCTGCCCCCGCATCCGCAGTTCCTTTATCTGAGCTGCCTGTGCATCGGTCATCCTTTCACACCTCCAAAAATAAAAAAGCCAAAAAACCACCTCTTTGCAATGGTTTCCCAGCTTCTAAACACGGGATTTCCGGTACTTTTTGGCAAAACCTTTCCTGCCTTATTTTGCGAAAATCCTATGTTTATGTATGGAAATGCTCCGGGGTTTCTATCCCCCCTGCCGATTTATGCGAAAATTCACGTTTGAGGGGGCGGCGGTTTCCAGGGGACAGGGTTCCAGAGATTCAGACCGCCCCTCCTCTCGGCGTATTTCCCCGAATCCAGCCATAACCTGCACAATCCACGGGACAAATATTTGTGCAGTTCATGCCTCCAAATTGACTGGATAATTATCCGAATCCGATTTAACATGGCACTACCAAAACCAAAGGAGGCAACCGCTTATGAAATCAAAAAAAATGAAAGTTCTTTACAGCGCACGGGCAAGGCAGGCTCAATATGTCTGGGGCAGGGAAAGCTACTACACCGCTACTCCTAAGATATCCATGGAGGGAAAATGGCTGGAGGCTCTCGGCTTCCACATCGGAGATGCCATTGAGGTGTCCTATGAGGATAACTGCATCCGCATCACACCCGCGCCTCAGCCCGCTATGGTCTGTGAACCTCAAGCACCGTATGGAGAAGCGCCCGACAAACGCAAGGCAAAGAAATAATGTTCACATCCAACGAGCACTCTCTCCTGGCCTCGTCCTATTTCAAACTCATCCGGCAAACGGATGACTTCTACGAAATCCAGTCTCGCTGCACCGGGCATTGCTGGATTATCCAGAAACCATACTCTTACACAAAATATCCCGTCCGCATCTACCACAAACACTCCAAAGGTATACCTTATTACCACAGGCATGGACACGCATTCACTGTCCGCTCCGCCATCCGGCAGATACAAAATCATGACCAGTCCCAATTAAATGGCAGGCGGCACATCACTACCTCCTAGAGAAAAAGCCCTGGGAATCTCCCAAGGCTTCTCTCTGTCAGTATTTGTACTCCTGATAACGGTCCTCCGTCATGGTCTTGCTGTCATGGCAGTTCTTACACAGAGCCTGCCAGTTCTCTTCATCCCAAAACAATCTGTCATCTCCACGGTGCGGCACAATATGATCCACCACAGTTGCCTTCACCAGTCTTCCCTGTTCCCGGCACCGGACACACAACGGGTGTGTTTTCAGGAACCTGCTTCTTGCGATACGCCATCTTCTGTCATACCCACGCCCGGCAGAAGATGTCCAGTCACTACAATGCAGCGCTCTATGTTCTTCACAATAAATCCCATCTGTCAGATTTGGGCATCCCGGATGGCGGCAGGGCTTCTTTGGCTTCATCGGCATTTTATCCATCTCCTCTCCTATGTACCGGACAGGGTGAAAGGATGAAGCCCCTGTCCACGCAAAGGTAAAGAAAAAAGCCCCATGGATTTTCCACAGAGCTTCTCTCAGTTCTTCGCAGCTTAAGGATAACACAGATTCCAATAAACTTTCAATAAACTCTTTGTCTACACTTAGTCTGCCATCTGTCTACTGTCCCTAATCCAGCATATAGTTTTCCGTGTTCTGCTCTCTCATACCATAAATCCCTTCCAATTCCTCGATTGCCTTCTTCCTATATTTTCCTATCATGGCATGGCTGACATTGTATTTACTCATCAACTCCTGCCAGCTCATCTGCCCCAGCACCATATCCTTCAATACCTGGGACTGTCTTCCGCTCAGCCTGTTCATTGCGTATTCAAAAAACTCCACTTCCTCTTTTACCGATTTGTACCGCTCAATCAGATAGTCAAACCAGTCATCATCCAGCCTTTCTTTTACCTGGCGGTAAATGATGGCTGTCTTTCCTGTCTTATCAGAAATCCCGCTGGTCTGCACTTTGTCTCCTTGTGGATGGGAAAAGCACAGGCTTTCTATCACATCATCATATGGCACGCCCTCAAAGCGGCTGAGTTCAAATTCCAGAATCCCTATATCTCTTTTCCATTTATCATAATCCTTAAACAGTTTTTCCACATCCATCCTTCCAACCTCCAATCCTCGCTCTCACCGCATCCACCAGCGCCGACTGCCCGCAGTCCTTTTTCTCCAATGCCGTCATCACCCGTTCATCCAGTGTATCCTTTGCAATCAGATGATGGATAACCACCGTTTCTTTCTGCCCCTGCCGCCACAGCCTAGCGTTCATCTGCTGATACAGTTCCAAAGACCAGGTCAGCCCGAACCAGATGAGGGTGGAGCCTCCGGTCTGCAGGTTCAGTCCATGTCCGGCAGAAGCCGGATGGATGACCGCAACAGGAATTTCTCCTGCATTCCATTTCCTGAAATCCTCTGCAGCATCCAATTCCGCCACCCCAAGCCTATCCCGGATTCTTGCCAAGTCATGCTTATACCAGTAAGCAACAAGCACGGGCTTCCCATTCGCCGCTTCCACCAAATCTTCCAGGGCTTCCAGCTTCCGGTCATGGATGTGTTTAACCGCTCCGTTCTCATCATAGACCGCCCCATTTGCCATTTGCATCAGCTTATTGGACAGTCCGGCGGCATTTACCGCATCAATATCACCGTCCTCATATGGAACCAGCATGTCTTTCTCAAGTTGATGGTATAGATTCATTTCTTTTTCGCTCATGGCAACCACCACCCGGTTATAAATGCATCCCGGCATTTTCAGATAATCTGCCGCTTTCATACTAATGCAGATATCTGAAATCAAACCGTAGATTGTTTCCTCCGCTCCCTCTCTCGGCTTGTAGGAATAAACCATCTCCCTGCTTCGCTTGTCCGGCACAAAAAAACGTTCCCGGTAACCACCGATAAACCGCCCAAGCCTCTGCCCCATATCCAGAATTCCAATCTCCGCCCACAGGTCAATCAAGCCATTGGGCGCAGGTGTTCCCGTCAGCCCCACAATCCGCTTCACGCAGGGCCGTACTTTTTTCAATGCCTTAAACCGCTTCGCCCGGTGTGATTTGAAAGAAGACAGTTCGTCAATCACCACCATATCAAAATCCCACCCGCCATATGCCACCAGCCACTCCACATTTTCCCGGTTAATGACATATACATTGGCTTTCCGGTTCAGTGCCGTTATCCGTTCCCTTTCCGAGCCAAGAACCGCTGACATCACAAGTCCCTGCAGGTGTTCCCACTTCTTCAGTTCCCCCGGCCAGGTATCCCTCGCCACCCGGAGCGGCGCTATTACCAGCACCTTCCTGACCTCAAAGTAATCCAACAGTAGTTCCCATATAGCAGTCAGGGCAATGATAGTCTTTCCCAAACCACAATCTAAAAATAAAGCACTGATATTCTGATGCACAATAAACTCTTTCGCATACTCCTGATACTCATGTGGAACATATTTCATCCAGCACACCTCCAATCTGTTCCGCCCCATCTATCACATAAACCGGAAAGCCCAAAGCTTCCAATTGCCATCTGCGTTTTTCCTGCAAAGGCCGGAGCTTCTTTCCCGGAGCCTTCAACTCCACAAACGCCATTTTCTTATCTGGCAGCAGGACAATTCTGTCCGGCACCCCATCCAAGCCGGGAGAAACGAACTTCACCGCCATGCCTCCCATCTTTTTCACAGCCATAGCAAGCTGCCTTTCAATTGCATTTTCACGCATTTTCTATCACCTGCTGTTCATAGTAACCAATCTATTTTCAGGACAAGCGGACAGGACGGACAATGTTTTCCTATATACGCGCATACGCATATTACACAGGCACAATCAGCTTCTTTTCTTATTTTTTTAATCCCAATATGGATTTCTTGTCCCCTTGTCCAAAACTCATGCTTTTGTTTATATTTCATAGCGGACAGCCTACCAGGACACCTCTGTACTTTGTCCCGCTTGTCCTCAACTTTTCCGGTAACACCGCTGCCTGCCATAAAGGGGAAAGGTGTCCCGCTCCGCCTTAGCCCATCCTTCAATCTTCTGCATGATGCCGCTGATTTCATAGGAATCTATCTTTTTCAGGGTAGAAGACTCCCGTCCAAAACACTCACACCAGATTTCCATGTTACACACTCTGTTGCGTTTCACAGTACCCTTTCTCTGCGTCTCCCCAAACTCACTTCCATTTAAGAAATTCCTGCGGTTATAAAGGCTCATGGCATCCCAATTTTCTGGCAGGAGCTTTTCAAGATACGTCCTGACCAGACCTTCCCGGTCATCCGTCTCCATGGCCTCCGCCTGCTCTGAGGCTGCCATTGCCGCCACATCCCCTTCTAAGAACAGCTTTTCACCGCTCTTATAGACTGCAACTGCCTCCGCCCAAATCTGCGTCACTTCCTCTGCTGTTATCTGCCACGGTTTCTTCACGCTCTGCCCATTCACCCGCACCGGCCAGAACCTCCGATTTCCTGTTATATCTCTTAAAAATCCACTCTCCGTATTGGTGCTTCCCACAATCACGCACTGCCTCGGATGGCTCTCTACATTCAGCCCATAACTAGCACGGTACTTATCATCCACGCGGGACAGAAAAGATTTCACCGTCTCCACATCCGTCTTTTTCATCCCTGCAAGCTCCCCCAGCTCCAGAATCCAATAGCCCTGCAATTTTTCCGGCCCGGACTTATCCCGCATGTCTGTGAGCGTCAGGCTGTCGGAAAACCAGGCTCCCGCCAGCTTTGCAAACAGGGTGGACTTTCCAATCCCCTGGGGACCATTCAGAATCAGCACACTGTCAAACTTCGCTCCAGGCTGGTAAATCCTTGCTACCGCTGCCGCCAGTGTTTTCCTTATGACTGCCCTTGTATACTCGGAATCCTCTGCCCCAAGATAATCCGCGAGCAGTGTATCCACCCGTTTTACCCCATCCCAGACCGGAAGCCCATCCAGATATTCTTTCACCGGATGATATGCCCGTTCGGAAGCCACCGCAAGCAGCGCATCCTTCGTTTTGGATGGGGAGTATACGCCATAGCCTTTATTCAGGTACACTTTCAGGGAGGCAAAATCAGAATCGTTCCATCCCGGCTTAATCTGCTTCCAGGGCAGCCCCTTCCCTGTGTCAATGCCATCCCGGTGGAGATTGAACGCAATGGATTGTAACCGTCCGTCATACCTTATGGCTGTCACCAGATTGTCCAGCGTATCCTTTACCCTCCCCTGACGGTCGAGTTCCAGGGCGGACTGCCATTCTTCCTTTGAAAATTCTGCCTGTGCTACTTTCTCCCGTTCCTTTATCAATTGTCGTTTCACCTTCTCATCATTCACCGCAAATTCGCTCATTTCCTTAAAAGAAGGCAGCTTTGCAGGGTCCGTATCCTCGGATGAACGTCTATCCAGTTCCCCGAATTTATGAATCCGCACCATGTCAAAAGCATTCATCAGTTTCCCGCAGGCCGGGTCTGTGGCATGATGAGAATAGGCAAACTTCCCCTCATAGACCACCACACCCGCCTGGGAATCCGCCGGGATATAATCAAATCTTCCCGGCATGGCACTTGGCTGGTACACCTCCGGCAGAAAAGCGGCAACCGCCTCTTCAATGCCATAGGTCCGGCAGAACGCCCCCATCACCCCATCCTTTTCCAGCGGGTCCGCCTGTTTCTTCATCTCCCTCTGCACCACTGCCTGCTGGCGGCTGCTCACCGGCCACTCCGAAGAATCCTTCCAGTCTTTGTAACGGGACAGTATTGTATCCGGGTCTAGAATTTCCCCCTCAATGTCCCGGAACACAAACTCCCCGTCCGCAGAAGTGGACGGCCAGTACATCAGCCTGGACGGTTCATAGGTGGTATCGTCAAACAGCTCCATACCGATATCCTCCGCCACCTTCCTCGCCGCTGCCGTATACTCATCCGGTGATACCGTCCTGGCCAGCGGGATAATGAGACGGAGCCTGGGATTCTCCGGGGTGTGCTTATGGGTGGAATAGATAACGCAGCGGAAATCAAAGAACAGTTCTATCTGCTCCGGAATGTCAGCCGTGGCATAATCCATATCCAGCGTCAGGGCAGACCGAAACACCACGCAGTCCTTCTTCCTCCTGCCGCCTTTCAGCTTCCCCAGCACAAAACCTCCCACATCCTTGATGTCATCTTGCTTTGCCTTAGACAGCTTCCGGTACTGCTCTACTGTCTCCGATGTGCGGATTGTCGTGGAGATACGCCCGATAAATTCCTCCAGCTCCATCTCCCTGCCGTTCCACCGCTTCTCCATCCGTGAATTCCCTGTTGAAATAAACAGCTTCATGTTCCCCTGCCTCCTATTCCTTTTTATAAAAAGCGCATTCATAACCGTCCGCCCGGAGAGGCAGCCCATCCGCCCACTCTGGCTGCACCGCCATGACCGCACACATCTCCTCCACAGAGCCGGTTCCCTCCGGCACCTCCGCTATGATCTCGTCATGGCAGTGCATGACAATGGGATAGCCCATTTCCTCTACCCGGAGCATGGCCTCCGCCAATAAATCCCTTGCCGTCCCCTGCACGATATTCTCTACCAGCTTCGGACCGTAAGTTTCTATCCGGTCCCATTTCTTGTTCTCCGCAATCCCCTCATAGGTCAGCCCGTTCCTGCCAAATTTGTTCAGTGCCATCCTAGGTTTTACATAGGACAGTTTCCTGCCGGACGGCAGTTCCACAAACAGAATCCCGCTCTTATATTCAAAGACGATTCTCCCCGCCCTCGTTTTCTTTTTCTCCGTGACCGCCTTTACCGCCGCCGCATCCACATCCCACCAGAACTGTGTGATATGGGGATTGGCACTCCTCCAGGCAGATACCAACGGGGCAAGTTCTTCCTCTACCAGCCCCATATCCAAAGCGCCCATGGAAGTCAATGCTCCCACTGCTCCGCCGTACCCCAAAGCCAGTTCTGAAATCTTCCCTTTCTGGCGGAACGGGGAGCCTTTCGTCACTTCCTCTATCGGTACATGGAACATGGCGGATGCCGATGCCTCATAAATCTTCCCATGGGAGGCAAACACCTCCAGCCGCCACCGCTCCCCGGACAGCCATGCCAGCACCCTCGCTTCAATGGCAGAAAAATCCGCCACCACAAAGCGGTAGCCCGGTTTCGGGATAAAAGCGGTACGGATAAGCTCCGACAGCACATTCGGCGTGGAATCATAAAGCAGCTCCACATCCTCAAAACGCCCCTGCTTTACAAGGTTTCTCGCCATTTCCAAGTCCAGGATATGGTTCTGGGGTAAATTCTGCACCTGCACCAGCCTCCCGGCCCACCGACCTGTCCTATTTGCCCCGTAAAACTGCAATAAGCCATGCACCCGCCCGTCCGAACAGACAGACCTCTCCATAGCCTCATACTTTTTCACGGATGTCTTCGCCATCAGAAGCCGGAGCCTTAAAAGCTCCTGTACCTCCCCGTCTGATTCCTCAATCAGCCCGGCCACCGTCTTTTTCGACAGGCTTTCCATCTCCACGCCGTTCTCCCCCAGCCATGACTTTATCTGCGCCACGGAATTGGGATTCTCCAGCCCGGTCAGTTCATACGCTCGTTTCGTCACAACATCCTTATACAGTAAATCGCAGGACACCGCCTGCCGCACTAACTCTCTGTCCACCAATACGCCCCGGTCATTGATTTTCTGGTCCAGGCGGTACAGTTCCATCTCACTTTCAGGAATCGGAAAATGCTGCAGTTTCCTTCTTATCTCCTTCTCCACATCCACGTCCCGGATACAGTAGGACTTAAACAACTCCCACTTCTCCGGCGCATGGCAGGGCAGGTTCCGTGTCCTCCCGCCATTGGCTTTTGTTGGTTTGCACGGCATACAGAAATACCGGATTAAATCTTTTCCTTCTTTCATCTTCTGCTGTTCCAACCCAAGCACTGCACCTACTTCCTCTAAAGAGCGAGGCAGTGCAAGCATGGCCGCCTGTACCGCGCTGCAATGCCAGGATTCCGGGGATAGCTGTTTCCCGAAATGCTTAGAAAGACAAGTCCGTTCAAAGTTGGCATTGAAAGCCGTTTTCATAACATCATCATCAAAAATGGCCGCTGACACTTCTCCCGGCAGTTCCTCCCCCTGCGCCAGATCTATCACCTGCGTTTCCCCACCGTCAAAGGAATAGGCAAACAGCAGGACTTCAAAAGCAGGGCTGTCCGCATAAGCGTAAACCCCGCACTTTATCAAATCCACATCGCTGTATGTCTCAATATCTATCTCTAAAATCATTCCCATGGCAGGACTCCTTTCCTCTGCACTTTGGATAACGGGGCTGTCGGTTAATACCCGTTTTTAAGCCCTTCCCCAGGAAACAAGAACATCCCGTGAAAATCCAGTACTTTTAAGTACATGGTTTCTCACGGGCTGCTTTCTTTTTCTCTGGTCTTTCTTTTTTAGGGCGCAAAAATCCCTTGTTTCCTTTTCTGAAAACACACTTTTTCCTAAGCTGTTTTTTGCTCCGTTTTCCCTTCAAATTTATGCAGCTTGTCCTGAAGGAAACGGTGATATTTATTGATATTTCTTCCTATCGCAAACAGCAGAAACTCTTTATATACCTTGTCTGCCGTACGGTAATTAAACCGACGGAAATCCTCATTTTCTTTTATATCCCCGAAATGCCCTTCCGTTTGGATGGAGCGGATCTGACGGTTTAGAATCCCCTTCTCACTCTGGATATTGGCATGGGATCTTTCTTTCAACATTTCCCATTGTTCATTGATCTTCATGACCTTGTTTCTGTCTGCATTTTTTTCAGCATCGTATTTATATAAACATCTTGCTTTATGTTCACATCCGCTGCAGTCCGCACATCCATACACCTCAAAGGTCTGGGTATAACTATCCTGTTCCTTTGTTTCTGTCCGGATATGGCGCAGCTCCCTGCCGTCATGACAGATGTAGTAATGCTCATCTTCAAAAATCGCAAGCCGCATGTTGTAATATTTCCCAATATCTTCTTTATAGGCACGGGTCTTGCGTTTCTCGTGGTCCTGAAGCTTGATATAGCCCGCAATCCCCTGTTTCTTCAGGTAGATCAGGTTTTTTTCACTGCAGTACCCGCTGTCTGCTGTCACTTCCGCCAGACTTTCGCCAAAAGCTTTCCGGTGCTTTTCCAGGACTGGGATCAGCGTGTTATAATCAGTTCGGTCATTGCTTACATACCCGTGGACAATAAAATAGTTCTCTACCGCAATCTGGACATTGTATGCCGGTTTTAACTGGCCGTTCATCATGTGGTCATCTTTCATCCGCATAAAAGTGGCTTCCAAATCGGTTTTGGAGTAACTGTTGCGGTCCTTCCCCATGATCTCGAAGTTTTCTTTATATTCCATCAAACGAGTGCCGCAGTCCTCCAGTTCTTCATAAAGTTTCTGGGCTTCTGTCTTCTTTTTCCCTGGTCCATGAACAAACGAGATCCCTTCCCCTTCCACAATCTTTAAAATATTTTTCTGAAGCATTCGCATCTCAAGGGGCGAGCAATGATCGATCTCTATGATGGTATTATTGGATAGTTTCTTATGCTTTGTGAGCTTCCGTTTCCGGTTCTGTTCGATGACGCTGCGAACCTTGTCCATGCCTTCGATCAGGAACATCTGTGCATTCCCTAGGTCATATTTCGGACCGTAATCATTCTCATTTAAAAATGTATTATATCTTGTATAAAGAGAGTCGAGGGTATCCAGCAGGCCGGCAAGATGATAGTTGATGCTTCCCCGCCAGACAAAGGTATAGCGGTTTGCATTCGCTTCTATTTTTGTTCCATCAATAAAAAGTTCTTTCAGCGTGATGAGCCCTTCCTTTTGCAGGCGGCGTAAAAACTGATAATTTAATTCATCCAGCGCTTCTCCCGTCAATTTTTTCCCTTTAAAATCATAAAAGGCATCCCGTCGGGGTTTCTGACCTTTGGTAAGCCAGATAAAAGCAAGATCTCTTTCACATAATTCAACAATACGGTCAACAGCACGCACTCCGCGCATGTTTGCATAAGTAACAACAGCATACAGCATGATTGGATTATACCCGGTTCTTCCCTTATTTGTATAACAGGCAAGTAAGCCTGAAAAATCTAATTCCTCCATCACTTTTTTTAGGGTATAGACTGGATCGTCATCAGGTAAATGCAATTCGAAGAAACTGAAGTTAATTTTCTGTTGCCCAATTTCAAAAAAGTTGTTATAATAATCTTGTTTTTGCATAGTTCCATTATAACATGGAACGGGGAGAAAGATGGTTGTTGTTAGCCATCTTTTTTCTTTTTGAGAAAACATTTCAGGGGGCGGTGTGACTCGCTTGAGTCACACCGCCCCCTTTCTGGAACTATCTATTTCCCGACAGCCCCTGCTCCCATTATCCAAGGAAATCCTCCTGGTCCTCCACAGCATCAAAATCTTCTTCTGCATTGCTCCTGCCGCCCAGGGATTCCCCGTCACGCAGCTTCTGGATATTCCCAAGCCCCGCCGCAATCCCACGATTCCCATTATTATTGAACCCGTAGAAGTTTACGCTGATCCTGCCATAACACCCAGAATACACCTCCGACTGGTCAAAAATGGGCTGCACGTTCTTACCCACCACCTGCGGAGCCTGCCTGCTGTTGGCATTAAAGAAATAACTGTCCGCATAGGCTTCATCCTCCGGGCGGTCAATATCCCCGTCACGAAGCGGCAGTTTCAGATTCGCCGGAATCTTTCCTCCCCACTTGGAAACAGAATCTTTCTTTGCCTGTTCAATGGCCCTCTTAATCTTCTCCACAGTCTCCGCATCCGACTTCGGGATGATTGCAGACACGGAATACTTCGGGTCCCCGCCATTCACCGCATTCGGCTCCCAACAGTGCAGATAAGAAAATCTACATGGTACGATTACTTTTGTCAGGTTCATATTTTCATTATTCATGGTCTTGTTTCCTCCTTAAAATCCGCCTCTGCGGTTGCTGTCATCACTGCTTCCCTCTTATCCGATTCCGTCACCAGGGTAATCTTTCCCTGCGGCTTATACACCAGCTTCCCAAGCACCTCCGAAAACTTCTTCTTTCCCATCAGCTTCTCCATTTCCGTGATGCCTACTAAAGTGCTCTTATAAATATCCGTGTACCCCGCAGCCTTCGCCGCCTCCGCCACTTCCTCCTCATCCGTATACTTCCGGTTGCTCCGGCCTTCCACCAGTTTAAATCCTGCCCACTGCTTCCCATGGGTGATTGCTTCATCCGTGGCAAAGGCATACACATCCGCCGCCCACTTTGCCAGGTCATCCGCAACCTTTAAAACCTCTGCAATCTCCTCATCCGACAGGAGCGCCGGGGTCTGAAACTCCATCTGCGCAAGTCTCAAGTATTCCTCCGCCCTCGCCCTACAGGTGTTCTTCGCTTTGCAGAACCGACACCAGGAACCACACCGGAACTCGCCCTCACCGTTGATAGCAAGCTGTGCTTTCGGCTTTAGTTCCGTCTCCACCCAGTCCATCAGGTCAGAAACAGAAATCTCCCAGGTGCTGACACTCTCCAGTCTCGGCTGGTAAATGGTCATCCGCACCATATCAATATCATAAATGGCATCAAATAACTCTAACGCTCCCAGCCCGTATAGCATCATCTGCGGATTCCACTCTGCCTCCACAGCCACGCCTTTTCCATACTTCAGGTCAATGACTGTCAAAGTTCCATCCGCAACAATCACCAAATCCCCTGTTCCAAACCCTTCCGGCACATAGTCTGAATAGTCCAGGTGCTGTTCAATCAGCACGATGGGATCTTTGCAGTTCTGCCTTGCCAGTTCAATCTGCTCCATGGCATACGAAACATACTCATCCGTACATTCTTCCATTTCGTCACAGTCATAATCCGACACCGGACGCTTGGAACGCCGCTTCAGCAGCCGTTTCAGCTTATGCTCCGCCAGGGCATGGGCGGCAGTGCCTTCCTCCGCATACACACTCCCCGTATCTCTCGTAAACTGCTCCTCCAGTCTTGCGGACAGTGTACAGTTCAGCCACCGCTTGGAGGAAGAAGCAGATAACAGCGCATGTCTCCCCATCACAACACCTTCGCTTCTGCAAGCAGCGCCGGATAATCCTTCTCCTCCACGGCGGACAGCTTTGCCGCCCCGTATTTTCCCAGCAGTTCCTTAATTTCCTTAGTTTTTCCCTCCTGTGACTTTTCCGCCAGAACCACACGGATATCCTCCACAGCCACCTTCTGTTCCTCTTTTTTCTTATTTGCCTTTACTTCGGCTGTGTTCTTATCTGCTATGCCCTTCTCTGTTCTGCTCTCCTGTTTCGTCTCCGCCTCTGCTTCTTCCACAGCCTGTCCCGCCAACTCCCGCAGGCTATCCGCAACCAAAGCAAACCCGTCCGCCATCTTCAACAATTCGCTTCCCATCTAAAATTCCTCCATTTCTTCCAGCTTCTCAATCAGTTCCTCAGAAAACATGGTACAGAGCAGCAAGTCCTCCCCTATCTTCCTTGCGTCAAAATACTTCGCTCTGCCGCCGTACTCCCGGCAGGCATCTTCCATCCGCCTCTGCTTCTTCTCATCCGTCTCATTCCCAAACACCCAAATCTCATCCACCCGCTTTGCCAGCCGGGCAGCCAACACATGCTCCACTGCACCGCCAAGCTCGTCCAAGAACATCCCATGAAAGTTCAGATAAGCACTGACCGGAATAACACCCTTGTGGGCAGCATAGCGGCAATACTCCTGCGCCCTCGCCCGGTCATTCTCCTCATTTCCCGTCAACTTTGTCACAACCATTACCAACTTCATATCTCACTGCCTCCTTCCGCATTTTCCTTAAACCAGATGTGGATGTCATGCTCCACTGCAAATCGGATTTCCTGCTCCATGCCCTCGGTAGCCTCTCCGAACACCCACATCTCGTCACATCCAAACAGCAGCTCCAGCCCCATGGCAATTCCGTCTGCCCGTTCTTTCAAACTATCCTCATTCAAAAACTGCGGAAACAGCAGATGGGGAGCAATGGGAAGATGCCCTTCCTCATACGCCCTCCGGCAGTACCCCGCCGCCTTTACACTGTTTCCTTCCTCATCCCCACGGAAGGGGCTGCAGATAAATATTTTTTCCTCATCTTCATTTCCACCCTTTCTTGGTTTTTCTTTTACCTGCCGCAATCGCCGCGCCAGACTCATATGCCGCCACATCCTTCTCAATCTGCATCAGCTTCAGCGCCAGGCTTTTTGCCACAATACTGATTGCCTGCAGAATGCCGATTAGCTCTGTCGTGTTCTGCAT